CACGGTGAAGCACGCCGCGTGCTCCTCCCTCCATACGTCCAGGTGGCTGAAAGACGGTTTCAGTTTCTTGGCGTTGAAATAGTCCAGCGCCTCCTTGGGAGGTGGGCCGGGGAAGGCGAAGCCGGGCTTCGGGGAATACTCGCGCTTCGGCATCAGCCGTCACTCCCGCCGTTGCCCTGGCCCCGCGCCTTGAATGCGGCCACGGCCAGGGAGCGCACCAGGGCGCTCGGGTCCATCTTCTCCAGGAGGCCAGGCAGCCCGGCCAGAAACTCTTCGTAGCTCTCCGAGCGGTCGGCCAGCTCCTGAACGGGATCCACCAGCGAAGCGACCTGCGGCTCCCAATCCTCCAGGGCCTCGGCCGCCAGCTGAACCAGCTCGTCAACTCCGGAGGCATCAATGTCACCAGACTCCGCGCCGGTGCGGTTGACGGCCCGGCGGACCCGGTTCGCGGCCGTGCCATCCTGTCCCTGCTGCACCGGCTGGCCAAGCACTTCGGCCCCGTCAGCAGGGTCCGGGAAGCCCAAGCGATCGCGCACCACGGAGGCCTCCACGCGCAGGCCGAGGGGCACCAGTTTGGCCAGCGCATCGGTGAGGGCCTTCACGTCCTCGGGCTCGCGCACGGGCAGCAGCAGGCGGGGGTACTTGCCGGAAGGCGGCGGTCCGAAGTTCAGGTCCACGAAGGGCCGCACCAGGTCGCGGTTGATGGTGGCGGCGAGCTGCCGGGCGTCGGCCTTGAGGATGTCCAGCCGTACCTCGTTGTGGACCTTGGCCTGGCCAAGCGAGCTGCCGTCGTCGCTGGTCATGGTCTGGCCGAGCACGGCCTTGCTCACCTGTCGGTCAAGCCACTCCGCCAGGTTCTGGAACAGGATCTGGCCGCCTGAGGTGCCGGTGCCGCCGCTGGCAGTGACGAACTCGATGCGCATGCTGTCGGGGATGACGGCCGCTGCGTCGGTGCCCAGGTTGGCCACGGCCGAGACCAGGGTGCGGATGTCGTCGTCCGTGGCGTTCTGCCCATAGCGGCCCAGGCGCAGCGGCTGGCCAAAGACCTCGGCGAAGGCCATCCAGTCCGTGAGCGTGTAGCTCTTGCACATGTGGGCCGCGGCAGCCAGGCGGGCCAGGCCGCCGCGCGCGGGCAGGCCGGACTTGAGCTTGGGAACGTGGATGAGAAACTTGAAGGGCGGCAGGGGCACGCCGTCCATGGCGCCCAGCTCATCCAGGCGCAGCTCGCGGCCGGTGGCCAGATCGAAACGGAAATACTTGGGGTCGCGGTACTCGAACGCCGCGGGTCGCCAGAAGCTGGAGCCCCGGTCCCACATGATCTCGCAGGCGGCGTAGCCCTTGCCCAGGCCATCCAGCAGATCCGTGCAGAGGTCGGCGAACTCGGTGGACTCGGCGATGTGCTCGCGCACGGCGTCGGCCAGCTCCACGTCGCGCTTGTCGTCCGTGGCCGCGGAGACCGAGGGCTCGAGCCCGGAGCAGGCGCGCTTGCGCGTGCCGAGAACGGAGCCGTAATGCGGGTCACGCTCTTCCATCTCCTCGGCCAGGATGAGATAGGCGCGCAGGTCTCCCTCTGCCGCGGAGAGCAGCACCCTGGCCAGGCGGTGCGGGGTCAGGCCCTGGGCGATGGCCTCGGCGTCCCAGGCGCGGCGCACTCCGGTAAGGCTTGGCGCGGCGACCTCAAGAGTGAGAGCCTCCCGCTCGATGGGGCGGCCCAGGTGGTCATAGAGCGTGATGTCCTTGGCCATAGCGTTCTCCTACAGGCTGCCACGCCGGAATCCGGCAGTCAGGCGCACGCGGCGTTTATGCGTTTCGTGGTCGGGCTCGTGGCTTGAGGTGACGGGGTTGCGGGCAACGCGGGCGTAGCCGAAACGCTCAGCTACCCGGTTGCTGCTGGCGAACCAGGCCAGGGCCAGTGCGATCGCGGAGTCGCCGTGGCGCAGCAGCTCGGCGTCCTTCTGATCCTTCACGCGCACGTCCGGCACCTTGATGACGCCGTCGGTCTCCACCAGCGCGCGCAGGTCGCTTTCAACGTCGGCATCGCGCGGCAGGTCTATGGTCCCGTCCTCGAACGCGCCCACGAACTTGGGCATCCAGTCCCTGTACCAGCTCTGGCTCAGCACAACCTGGTGGATCTTCTCCGCTCCGAACTTGTCCGCCGTGTACTCGGCCAAGGTCTGGCCGCTGCCTGACGCGTCGATGGCCCCACCGGCGAAACGCGGCAAGGCCGGGATGAGCGCCCAGAGGATTTGCTCCTGCTGGCGCGTGGGCACGTTGTGCATCTCGATGACGAAGGGGCAGCGGCGCATGAGCTGCTGGTCGATGCCCAGGGGCGTGATGACGGAAAAATCGCGATGGCGCGCGAAGTCCTGGCCGAACACGTGGGGCCAGCCAGGATTGAGCCTGGCCAGCAGCGGCCTCAGGTTCTCCTCGATCCAGCCGAGCGCCCACTCCCGGCGGCGCTCGTCGGCCAGGCGCGCAAAGTCGTCCGAAAGAGCGATGCGCAGCACGGGGCGCACCTCGCGCATGGACTCCTCGATCCACACGCCGGGAATGGCCTGGCCGCCACCGTCACGCGGGATCACGTCCAGCTCCTCGCGCATGATGGCCACGCGCGGGCCGTAGGCCTTGCGGATGCGCTCGTACCAGGCGCGCTTGCCGTCAGGCGTTGCGGTCCAACCCTTCATGAGGCAGACGCGCTCGTACAGCCCGCCAGCCACGGCGGTGTCGAAGGTGTAGGTATGGACGCGGGCGGAGTCGCCGTAGCGCCCGGTGCGCACGTCGCGGCACAGGTCGTTGAAGGGGTTGCGCACGCCGTTGTGCGTGGAGATGATGCGGATCTTGCCGCCCCAGATGAGCAGCGCCGTGGCCGCGTCGAGCACGGCCTGGACGTTGGGGTGGAAGGCGGCCTCGTCGATGACCACGATGCCCTGCAGGCCGCGGATGTTCGCCGGGCGGCTGGAGAGCGCCACGATCTGAAAGCCGCTCGCGAAGCGGATGCGGTAGGAGGTGATGTACTTGGACGTGCCGTCGGGCTGCTGGTCCTCGAACAGGAACTCCTCGATGCCGCTCACGCCGGACATTTGCGCTTCGGCCATGACCCGCGCGAACTTCGCGCAGTAGCCGACGAACTCCAGGCCCTTCTCCTTGGTGTCGCCGATGTAGTAGATGTTGTCGCCGCCAGCGGATTTGCGCGAGGCCGCGATGATGGTGTCGTCCAGGGCCTCGCCGAAGGTAATACCCGCGCGGCGGCCTTTCTCGCCCACCTTGAAATCGCTTTGGTCGCTCGCCCAGGTGACCTGGTGCGGCATGAGCACGCCGTCGGCCAGAGGGTCAAAGCCCTCCGGGATCTCACGCACGCTCGCGGGAAGCTCTTCCCAGGCTACGGTGCGGACGGTGTCGCCGAGCGGCTTCAGCGTCGGCTGCATCACTTCACCCCCAGGACCTTCTCACGCCAGAACCTTGCCTGTTCGGCGTTCAGGCCCTGGGCATGCACTGCCTCATCGATGCGGTTGGCCACCTCGGTCTCCATTTCGCGGCGGGCCTGCTCGCGGATCTTGGTCACCAAGTCAGCGTCGGTCTTGCTGGCGCGGGAAAGATGGTCCAGTGCCTTGCTGAGCCACATGGCGTCCTGGGCGTCGAGGATTACGCCCTTCGCCTTTGCCTCGCCGCCGTCCTCCGACTCGCCCTCTTCGTTGGCAGAGAGCGCCAGATCCATGAGCACGCCGTGCATCAGCTCCACATTGAGGCGCAGGGCCTTGGACTCCGGCGCATTGCCCAGCTTCTGGATCAGCGCCTCGGCCACCTCGCGGCTGCGGCGCAGCTTCTCGCCCACCTTGTCCAGGTGCTGCTTGTAGCGGCCCAGGGCCGAGCGGGAGACCCCCGCGCCCAACTGCTGCAGGTGCTCGGTGATCTCGGTCAGGGTGCGGCCCTCGTCGATGAGCTTGCCGATCTGCTCGCGGATCTCCGGCGGCAGGCGGCGGACGGTGGACTGGCGCGGCATGGCTATTCCCCCGGCTCGGGGCGCTTCACGCCGGGCACGGTGGCGGCACCGGAGGCCACGTCCGCGCCGCGCGCGGTGAGCTTGCCCACGGTGACGTCCGAGGCCTTGCTCACGGTGACGAGGCCCTGCTCGGCCAACCAGGCCAGGTCGGTCGCGACCTTGTCGTGGCTCACGGTGTGGCCCATGGCCTGCAGCGCCGGGCGCAGCACGTAGACGTTGAGCTGGTAGCCGGGATCCTCGGCCAGCAGGCGCAGAATGACCAGGCGGCGGTCCTCGTTCATCAGGCGTTCAAAGCTGTTCACCGGTTGCCTCCAAGATGATGTTGCATGAGCAGCCCCACCTGCCGCGACAGGGCGATCTGCTGTTCCTTCAAGCCCTGGACCGTGGCGACCAGGGCCTTGATGTCGCCGCGCAGCGCCTCGTCGGCCTTGTCCACAACGGCCAGAGCGTCCTTTGGCGCGGCCTGGGATACGGCTTGGTGCAGCTCGCCACTGCTGGCCTCCTGCTTGCCGAGGCGCTCGTCGACCTGCTTGCGGCAGACCTTGCGGCAGTCCTCGCAATCTTCGCGCGTCATGAATTTGCGGATGAGCATCCAGAGCACGACGGTCCCGACGCACTGCACCACAGCGCCCAGGATGGACAGCATTTGCAGCCACGGGCCGAGGGAATTGCCGATGTCGGCTATGTTCACGGTCGGGCCTCCTCGGTCAGTTGCTTGAGCTTGGTCTTGTCCTCGTTGGCCTTGCGCAGGGCCTTCCGGGTGTTCACGTAGCAGTCTGTCAGATCCTGATTCACGGCCGGGTCGCAGTCCGGTTCCGGGGTCGGCTCCATGAGCACGGCGGGGGCGCGCAGGACCACTGCTTCCGGCTCGGTGACGTACTCCTTACCGCGTGCGCAGGAGAGCACGCACAGCAGCAGGAACGGGCTGGCGAGCCCAAGCGAGAGCTTGCGCGTCATGGGCATAGACCTCCTCAAGTTTGGCGCGGAGCCGTTCACGGTCCGCGTCGATGTCCGCCATGGCCTTTTCGCGCGCGGTCATGACCTGGTCCACGCGCTTGGTGAATGTCTTCATGCTTTCGATGGTGCGCGCCTTGGCGCGGTTGGCCCCCTGAAGCGTGGCCACGTTGGCCTCGGCCTGGACCAGGTCTGTCTTCAAGTTGGCCCGGCTGACGGCAAGCCAGGCAAACAGGGCCGTCAGCGCCAACACGAGACCCAGGCCCAGGGCCAGCTTGCGGGCCATGGACGTGGGGTCGAAGAGGGATGAGATACTCATAGGGAGCTCCCTTTCAGGATGCGCATAATGTTGTGCAGGAATTCCGGCGGCGAGAGAAATCCCGGTCCTACCGGAGCTTGCCAACGCATATTGGCTCTGTCCTGGCGTTCGCGAGCGCGTCTGGCCTTGCGCTTACGCTCCTTGATCCGCTTGGCTCTGGGGTCGATCTTTCCCACACATCCTCCTATGCGTCCGGGTTGTCGGGCTTGGCGGTTGGCACAGCCTGGGCCAGGCCGGCCAGGCTGCTGGAGCGCGCCCGCGTAAGATATCCCTGCCCCAGCGCAGCCGCGCCACCGCCGGTCAGAAGGATGCCCATGGCCTGGCCAAAGGCCTCCGGACTGAACGGTTGGCCCTTCCACAGCGCATAGCCCTGGAACAGCACAAGGCAGATGAAGCCCACCAGCACCAAGGCCACATGCGCCTCGGTCGGCACCGGGCTGGAGTTGAAGGCGCGCGGGATGATCATGCGGCGTCTCCATCGCCAGGGGCCAGGAACAGCTGGCACTCGGCCTCGCGGCGGCGCACCAGGCCGCGCAGCACACGCCCACCGGCATGGGTCCAGCGGCCAAACTCCGCCGCCGCGCCCTCGAAATCTCCGGCGTTGAACTTGCGCAGCAGGGTCGACCCCTGCCAGCCCTTGCAGTTGTAGGCGAAACAGACCAGCGCGGAGAACTGATTGCCCGTGGGCTCAATCTCCAGGCGCGCTTCGACCTCGGCCTCGAACGCTGCGAGGTCGGACTGGATAAGTCCGTCGGCTTCGTCCTGGGTGATCACCAGGCCGGGGTAGACATCCGGGCCGGTGTGGCCCCAACCGATGGTCCACGGCCCGCCGTCCAGGCTTTCCCAGCCGGACAAGCGCCGGTAGCCACCATTCATGGGGCTGATGCGCCTGGCCTGGCACGCCTTGTAGAGCGGGCTTGCCGGGTCCGGGTAGGCCTCAAGCTCGCAGGACTCGAAGCCCTGGATCAGCTCGATGCCTTGGCGGTTGGTGCGATGCATGGCGGACCCCCTCTTGGCCTGCCCTGGTTGCCCCGCCACCCGCCCAGGACCATCCTGGACGAGCAGCGGGACATGACAAGGGAGACCATCTGCGCGCAGCAGCGCGCGTGAGGCCCCAATCTAGGGAGGAAGCGAGGACGAGTCTTGTAATGCTGGTTACTATCGGCGGGCTTGGCGGATGGATAAAACGGCACGGGCCGCCAAGGGCGGCCCAGTGGAGCTGTGTTGCTGTTAAGCGAGGCTTACGTGTGGTCTTTGAAGGCGGCGACTTTCTCTCTGACCAAAATGTGCGCTGTCTCGGACTTGATTCGATAAACCATGACCCGTCTTTCCTCGGCACCGAAAACGTTGTTCTCCATCGCCCAGGTGCATAATTCGGCGAGCCCCTTTCCCCGCGGTCCCGCTACACCATGCAGCGTTGCCCAGACGTGGAGGGCAACCCCAAAGGCGTCACGGGACTCATACTTTTCGATAAGTTCGACAGCGCCACCTTGCGGCTGATACGCGATGTAAACACCCATTGCGGACTACCCCTTGCTCACCGTGAACTTCAGCCGCCCCTCGGCTTCATCGACCTGGCACTCGTAGCGCAAGCCCGCATGCTGGACCACACCGGCCTTGCCACTCATCAGTCCACAGTTCTCCAGAACCTTCGTGCGCTCGGCCGGGGAAAGGGCGGGCTCGCTCATTCCGACGAGGATGGTGGCCATGGTGACGGACTCAAGGGCACGCATCGTCGCATCGCCCTTTGGATCCTGCTGCAGCATGAATGCCACACCAGTGACGCTGCCGCCATCAACGGTCGCGGCGACCCCCAGATATGGGCGGGCCAGGACCGTGATCCGCTTCTCCCCGACGTTCGGCTGCGGCAACTTGGTAAAGCCCTTGAAGTCCAGGCCGGTGGCCGTGGCCTCAAGGCGCTGGACAAACTCCGCAGCGGGGAAGCCGAGTCCCGCTGCTGGCTTAGCTTTCGCGTCGCCATTGCATCCTGTGAGCGCCAGAAGGATGACCATCAGGGCGGCTACGCCATATCCGAGTCTTCGCATGTCGCGTCTCCTATCGTGCCTCGTGACACCACCAGATTACCCGGCCAACGATGCGCACCGTGTCCGCCAAGTCGCCCCGCATGTCTATCTCCATGGGTGCGTAAGCCGGGTTGGTGCTGCGCAGCACGAGCGCACCGGGCCTGCGCTCCACCTGCTTCACGACCACCGTATCCTCGATGCCGACCGCGTAGACCTTGCCGGCGAGCACTTCCTGTTGGCCCTGGTTGACGAGCACCGTGTCGCCGTTGCGCAGCTCGGGCTCCATGCTATCGCCTGAGACCTCCATCAACACCATGTCCTCGGGACGTCCTTTCGAATGTAGCCAGTCCTCACGGAAGGCGTAATGCCCCTTGATCTCCGCGCTGGCCTCGAAGCTGCCGCGCCCGGCGGACAGCCTGGCTGCGACCTTGGGAACCATGATGAGGCCGTCGATGGCCACCGCGCTCACGGGGGAATGAATCCGCCCCGCAGGAGTGGGGTCGATGCGCAGGTGCCGCTGGCGACCTGGCTCGTCCATATCCCAAGCGGCCTTGAGCGGCACGTCATGTGCGAGCTCATTACGCTTGTCGCTTAGGAGCCCGAGTATACTGTCGAGGCTTACACCGTTCTTTCGTGCGAGGCTTAAGGCCCAGGCCAAGGGGAAGGCGCCCCGGCCTTTCGCATCAGAAACACTCGAGGGCGTGACCTGTAGCTCACGGGCCAGTGCTGACTGGCTCTTTATTCCGGCGACCTGGGCAAGCCGGACCATCACCTCGTCGAAGGATGGAAGGTCGTTCTCCTGTGGTCGGGCGTTGGATTCATGCTCTTTCGACATAGTACGTTTCACCTGGAAAAAAGTACGCGGTTTACGCTTGACACTAATACGTCTCGAACGTAAACGATAAGGGCGAGGTTCGAAAACGGAACCTTTTCAGTACGCTTTAACCGCGATTTGACGGGGGCGCAATGTCTAAGAAGGCGATGAAATCAGACCGAGGCATGGTCCAGCTGACCCTTCCCCTGTCTGAGCTTCCCTCCCGGAAGCGGAGAACCGGCAGCCTGCGGGCCAAAGAGGCCGTCAAGGAAGCGCTCAAGGACGCGCTGCGCAAATGCGGCCTCTCCCGCGAGGTCGTGGCCGACGAGCTCACCCGCCTCACCGGCGAGAACGTCTCGCACCATCAGATCAACAACTGGATCGCCCCCACCAAGGAAGACCGCTGCATCCCGCTCGAGTATGCCGCAGCGCTCGCCGTCATCACCGGCGACACCGGCTTCCTCCAGGTCGCCCTGGATGCCGCGGGCATCCTGGTGCTCTCCCACAAGCAGGCCGCCTACTACGAGCTGGGCCGCATCACAGCCGAGGACCGCGCGCGTAGCAAGCAGCGCAAGGCCATCCTCGAAAGGATCCCCGAATGAACCACCGCACCAGAAAGCTCCGGGCGTGGATGGCGCTCAACGGCGTGACGGCCAAGATCGTGGCCGAGGCCAACAGCCCCATATCCGTCCGTGCCGTGCACCGCTTCATCGCGGGCACCATGTCCTCCAGCCGCCTGCAGGCGTGGTTCCTCGGCCAGGGCTGCCCGTCCGGACACCTGGTCGCGGCGAAGCGCGCCAAGACCGGAACAATGGGGAAGGCCGCATGAAGACAGAAACCATCTCCTCCGCCCGCCGCGCGCTGCGCGTGCTCAAGGCGCTCAAGGGCCACTCCATCACCGGCCTGGCCAACAAGGACATCGCCGAGGGCCTGGGCGAAAGCCCCGTGAACGTGAGCCGCGCCCTGGCCGACCTGGAGGCCGAGGGCCTGGCCACCAAGCTGGACAACGGCCGCTGGGCCCACAGCGTGGCCATGCTCCAGGTCGCCCACGCGCACCAGGCGCACATGGCCAACTTGCAGGACCGCATGACCGAACTGAACCGCCGCGTCGCCGTTGGGGCGATTGGCTAACCGACAAGTGACAAGGAGAGACCATGACCCGAGAGATTACCGCCGAGTTCCTCCACGGCATCCTTGAAGGCGATGCCGTCGCACAGGCCATCGCGCAAGTGGCCAACCCGTCAGAAGCACAGGCCCGCGCCCACGAGGCGCTCCAGGTCGCCGTCGAACTGGCCGAGAGCGCCGGGCGCGACATCTCGGAAGAGGCCCTGACAGACATCGCCGTCAAGGCCGTCCTGACGCTCTCTCTGGATCAGGATCGGTATGCCCTGCATCACTGCTTCAACGGCTGGCTCGGGGGCCCGTCTGTTGTGCCCAGCGGCCTGTGCTTCTCCTGGGAGCCGGGGCCCAAGCTCAAGAAGGGTGGCAGGATGAACCTTGCCACGCCGCCGGAAACCAGCACCAGCGCGGCCATTCCCGATATCACCCCCGAGCGCGGAGCGGAGCTGCTGCAAGCACAGAACCAGGGCGCGCTGGCCGACACTGCGCTCCTCGCCTACGGCGAGACCTACAAGGCGCTCGGGCGGATTGAGGGCATGGATTTTCTTCGACGCGTCGGAGACATTGCCATCGCCCAAACCTTCGTCGAAGTCCGTGAATCCAAGAAGTACAAGGGCTTGCCGTACAAGGACGCTGGCGGAAATCTTCGACATGTCGAAGATTTTGACGAGTTCTGCCGGGAGTTCTTCGGCAAGTCCTATACGCGCTGCTACGAACTCTCGAAGAATCTGCACCTCCTCGGCCCGGACCTCTACGAATCCGCCGAGCGCATCGGCTTCAAGGCCCGCGACTACGCCGCCCTCAAGGCCCTGCCTCAGGACGAGCAGGAAGTGGTGAAGCAGGCCCTGGCAGCCGAGAGCAAGGACCAGGTGCTGGACATCCTGCAGGACCTGGCCGCCAGGCACCAGAGCGAACGCCAGGCCGCGAAGAAAGCGGCCGAAGACCTGAAGGCCGACCTGGACGCCCGCGACAAGCTGCTCTCCGACAAGAGCGAGAAGCTCGACAAGGTCTCCCTCGACCTGGAGAAGCTGAAGAGCCTGCCGCCCAACAAGCGCGCCCGCCTGCAGCTGGAGCAGGAGCAGGCGGCGGCCGAGCGCATCAACGCCGCCTGCGTCAAGGCCGAGGGCGAGCTCAACCTGTTCCTGGCCGAGGTGGCCGACGTGCTGGCGCTTGACGAGCTGAGCCAGACGGCGACCGGCCACGCCATGAATTCCGTGCGCTTCCTCTGCGAGAGCCTCTCGGAGTTCCTGGCCACCCACAACATCGACGTGGACTTCGCGGGCATGGCCCGTCCCGAGTGGCGGCGCGACCTGGCTGCCCAGGATCTCGGCGTGAAGGGGTCCGCTGAATGAACGCAGAACACGGCGAGACGACCTACCTGATCACGGTGCGCGATCGGCTTCTGGCCGCGCCGCATGGCGGCAAGGCCGCCATCGTGGCCGAGGCCAAGAAACTGCTCGCCTGCTCGGTGCAGGAGGTCTACCGCCGTCTGCGCGTAAAGGCCGGCTACGACTCCGGCCGCAAGCCCCGCTCGGATCGCGGCGACTGCTCTGTTGCCGAGGACGTGGCCGTGAAGGTTTCCGCCCTTGTGCGCGGGTCCACCCGCCGCAACAAGAAGAAGACCCTACCCATCACCACGGCCCTGGATATCCTCAACCAGAACGGCCAGGGCGCGGACGTCTCCCCGGCCACGATCTCGCGCGCCATGCGCCTGTATCGCTGCCACCCGGACATGATGGCCAGGGGCAAGCCCGGCAGCCACATGAAGAGCGAGCACTCGAACCACGTCTGGCAGGTCGACGCCTCCATCTGTGTGCTGTTCTACCTGCCCAAGGAAGGCTTGCGCGTCATGCCCGAGAGCGAGTTCTATAAGAACAAGCCGCAGAACCTGACGCGGGTAGAGAAGCAGCGCGTGTGGCGCTATGTCGTCACGGACCACTACTCCGGCGCGTTCTACGTCCACTACCTGGTGGCCGGGGGCGAAACAGCCGAGGGCCTGGTGGAGGTCATGCTCGGGGCCATCAGCGATCGCGGTATGAGCGACCCCATGCACGGCGTGCCCCTGATCCTGATGATGGACGCGGGCAGCGCCAACCTCTCCGGCCTGTTTCTGAACCTGCTGGAGCGCCTGGGCGTGCGGCACATCACGCACCTGCCGGGCAACCCCCGCGCCAAGGGCCAGGTCGAACAGGCGCAGAACCTGGTGGAAACGCAGTTCGAAGGCAGGCTGGCCTTCCACCGCGTCACCAACGTCGAGCAACTGCAGGCGGCGGCGGACCGCTGGCGCAAACACTACAACGCCTGGGCCGTGCACACCCGCCACGGCAAGACCCGCAACGACATGTGGCTCACCATCACCGAGGAACAGCTCCGGCTGGCCCCGTCGCTTGCGCTGTGCCGCGAGCTGGTGGTCACCAGACCCACGGAGGTCAAGGTCCGCCTGGATATGACCGTCACCCACAGCGTCAAGGGATTCGGCCGGGGCGTCTACGACGTGCGCCTGCTGCCGGGCGTTGTGCCGGGCCTCAAGGTGCGCGTGGTCGTCAACCCTTACCGGGCCCCGGCTGTGGACGTGATCCTGAAGGACGCCACGGGCGCGGACTCGGTGTGGACGGTTGAACCGGTGCAGATGGACGAGGCCGGGTTCCGGGTCGACGCCGCCGTATTCGGCCAGGAGTTCAAGGGCCTGCCGGATACCCAGGCCGACAAGCGCGTCAAGGAGATTGCCGAAGCCGTGGGCGACACCGGCAAGGAGCGCCAGACCGGCCAGGCGCCCTACGGGCTCGACGTGTTCGCCGATGTGGCCGATGCCCCGACCTACATCCCGCGCCGTGGCCGTGACCTGGGTCTGGACGCCAGCCGTCGCGAGATCCCGCCCCTGTCCCACGTGGAGGCCGCCAAGGCCCTCAAGGCCAAGCTTGGCCTTGAATGGAACGCCGACCGCTACGCCTGGATTGTCCAGCGCTACCCGGACGGCGTTCCCGCAGATGAAATTGACGACATCGCAGCGCGCCTTGCCACCCCGGCCACCCCGGCCGGAACCGTGCTCAAGGTCGTTGCCGGAGGCGCAGCATGTTGAACCTGAAGACCATCATCGACGACTTGCCCGACGTGTCCCACCGCATGGCGGCCGACGCGGCCGGGATGAGCCCGTCCGCCTTCTGCGAGCTGGCCAACCGCGGCTCGTGGCCCAAGCGCGAGGGCATGCACAAGATCAAGAGGCGCATCGAGGACTTCCTTTTGGCGCATGGCGTGACGCGGGACAAGGTGAACGACGCCTTCGTCAAGGCTGGCACGACCTACACGTACAAACCGCACAGGGCCGCGCAGGCGGTCGAACCTGAACAGGAGGGAACCATCATGCTTTTGAGGAGACAGGGACTTTTCCCGGAGACGAGGAAGCGCTTCCACCTGGTCCGCAACCCGTTCCAGAACGACGTCCAGGATCCGGACGACGTGTTTATGAGCGCGGACATCCGCTACGTGCGCGAGGCCATGTACGCCATGGCGCGCCACGGCGGCCTCATGGCCGTGGTCGGCGAGTCGGGCTCGGGCAAGACCGTCCTGCGCCGCGACCTCATCGACCGGCTCCAGCGCGAAGGCAAGCCCGTCCAGGTCATCGAGCCCTACGTCCTCGGCATGGAGGACAGCGAGAGCAAGGGCAAGACCTTGCGCTCCTCACACATCGCCGAGTCCATCCTCGCCGTGGTGGCGCCGCTGCAGACCATGGCCAGCAGCCCGGAGGCCCGGTTCCGGCAGGTCCATCAGCACCTCGCGGCCAGCAAGCGCGCAGGCTATTCGCACGTGCTCATCATCGAGGAGGCGCACGACCTCTCCACCCCGCTCTTGAAGCACCTCAAGCGCTACATCGAGCTGACCGACGGCCTGACCTCGCTGCTCGGGATCCTGCTCATCGGCCAGACTGAACTGAAAACCAAGCTCAGCGAGAGCAACTACCAGGTGCGCGAGGTGGTCCAGCGCTGCGAGTTGGTGGAGCTGTCGCCCCTGCGCAACGACGACCTGTCGGCCTACCTGCGTTTCAAGTTCGCCAGGGTGGGCGTCGACGACCTGAACAAGATCATCACAGAGGACGGCATCGAGGCCCTGCGCGCCCGGCTCACCGGGCCGGACAACAACCGTGGCCGGGGCGCTCGGTCCCTTTGCTACCCGCTGGCCGTGGGCAATTTCATGACCGCGGCCATGAACGCAGCCGTCGAGCTTGGCGTGCCCGTGGTCAACGCCGACGTCATCCGCAACGTGTAACGCGAGGAGGCATCATGATCGCCGACAAGATTCGCAACGCGCGCAAGGCCCTGTCCGCTCTGGGAGGCAAGGTGAACGAAGACGTGTGGGCCGCCATCAAATGCATCCAACATGAGTTGGACGATGCTGGCGACATGGTCGAGACGGCTGAGTCTGACTGGGCCGTGCCCAAGGATGCGCCAGCCCCGATGAACCAGGAACAAGCCGCAACAGTGGCGCAAGCATAAGGAGACATACGCACATGGCACAGAGAACCAAGCCCCAGCCCCTGATCATCGCCAACCTGGACCAGGCCGACGAGGCCCTGCGCCAGCTGGCCGAGATAACCCGAGAGAAGGCCATTATCGAGGCCACCCTGAACGAGCAGGTCGACGAGCTCAAGGCCGCCGCCAAGCGGCAGATGGATCCGCTGGCGGCCTCGCGCAAGCGCCTGGAGGACGCCCTCGGCGTGTTCGGCACCCAGCACAAGGACGAGCTGTTCCCCAACCGCAAGCGGCACCAGGAGCTGGCCTTCGGCCTTATCGGCTTCCGCCGGGCCACGTCCTTGCGCCTGCTGGCCAAGAAGACCTGGGGCTCCGTGCTGGAGCGCCTGGAGGCCCTGGGCTTCACGACCGCGATCCGCGTCAAGCGCGAGGTCGACAAGACGGCCATGGCCGACTGGAGCGACGAGCAGCTGGAGACCGTGGGCGTGCGGCGCGAGCAGGTCGACGAGTTCTATCTCGAACTGAAACAGGAAGAGCTGCCGCAGCAGGCGGCGTAACGACCAGACCAGACAAGGGGGAACCATGCCTAAGCAGAAGCGCGAAATCGACCCGCACACCCAGGCCGCCTTCGACGCGGCCATGGAGCGCATCAAGGCGGTCACCGGAGCGCGCACCCAGGTGCAGCTGGCCGAGGCGCTGGACGTGCGCCAGTCCTCGATCAGCGACGCCAAGCGCCGGGGCAGCATCCCGGCGGGCTGGGTGCTGAAAATCCAGTTCACCCACAACGTGAACGCCCTGTGGACAATTCACGGAGAAGGTCCGCAGTACCTGAACGATGCCAACCACGCGGCCATCGCCGAGGTCAAAAAGAAGCTGGCCGCCTTCACCGAGGACTTTGTCCTCTTGGTCAACCGCGTCGAGGACAGCCTCGACATTCTCAAGATGACCAACGCCGAATTGCAACGCCGCAAAGATTTTCATGCCGGACGGTTGGCGGACGACCTGGAGAAGGCCAAGGGCATCCGCACCAACCTGGAGACCATGGCCGCCGACGTGGCGGGACTTCAGACCCATTAACCCACAACGACAAGGAGCAAGGACCATGACCAAGACTAAACTGATTGCCAAGATCGCTGAGCTGCAAGGCATGAAGAAGACCGACGTGGAGCGCGTGCTCAACACCCTCGGCACCGTTGCCAGCGGCGAGCTGGCGGTCAACGGCGGCGAGGTTCCCTTTCCGGGGCTTGGCAAGCTGGTGGTGGTGGCGACCAAGGCGCGGCCGGGCCGCAACCCCAAGACCAAGGAACCCATCCAGATCCCGGCCGGGCGGAAGGCGAAGTTCACGGCGGGCAAGGAACTGAAGGACGCCCTGAAGGGCTAGGGGGCGGCCGTGGCGAGAGTCGAATACCAGCACTACATCGGCGAAGGGCCGGAGGCTCAGGCGCTCATCCAGGACGCCAATGATCGCTACATGGCGTTCATGGCTGCGGCCGAGGCATTCCGGGTGGAGATGGGCTTTAGCGGGAGTTGGCAGAAGAGCAACTTCACGGGGCCGCGTATCTGCGGGCCGACCTACGACCTGCGGCTGACCAAGGAAGAAGAGGCCGCCCATGGGCTGAAATACATGGGCAAAGTCGATGGCCTGCATGCCTATGAGCCCCGCCTGAACTTCAAGGCAGGGAAGATCCTCCAGGCGAAGCTGGATGAGGTTAACAAGCTGGCCATCGACCAGGCGCGTTACGTCGTCAAGAAGTCCGGTATGTTCCACGAGGTCTTCGTCGGCATGGTGCTCGCGCGTTCGACGTGCGGCTTCAAGGACGGCGTGATCTTCATGCGGGTGCCTACCGGTAACGGCGATGTCCAGAATGGCGGCATGCCCACTCCGCCCGCCTGGCTGCGCCCCTGCAAGGAATCCGAGTTCCTGGCCGCCCAGGGCCTGTAGTGCGAAACCGCCCTGCGGGGCGGTCGTCCGGGCGTGGCGGCCTGGGCCTGATGAGCAGCCAACCGGAGAGACCATGAACCTTGACGCCCGAATCAACGCCCTGGCGGCGGAACTGCGCGAGCGCGGCACCATCCCCTGCGTCCTGCTGGGCCGCAAAGTGCGTTCCGCCGAGTGCTGCTCGCGAGGCCTTGCCGCCAACGCCGAGGAATTCCAGCGCTGCCGCGCCTGCCCTGAGGGCCAGCGCCTGGCCGCCTCGGCTCCGCTGTGGGGGTACTCCATGCCGCTGCCCGCGCCGGTGGTCTACACGCCAGCGCCTGCAAGCGCACCAGCGCGCCAGGCCAATCCCGCCTCCAGGCCAGCACCCAAGTCCCGCCCGGTTGCCTTGCCTGAGCCCACGTGCCGCAAATGCGGATGCACCGAGACTCGGGCCTGCCCCGGCGGTTGCTGGTGGGTCGAGCCGGACCTTTGCAGCGCCTGCGCACCAACGGCCAAGGCACCGCGCGCCAAGCGCCAAGCCAAGCCAGTCGTCACCACGGCCCCGGTTCATATTCCGGTGGCCCAGCCAACGCCCCCGCCCGTCGACACACGCCTGGCCAGGCTGGCCAGCGCCCTGCGCGAGCTGACCTCGGACGGCCGCATGCGCGTGTCCATGCTCGACCTCATGCGCAGACTGGGCGCGGCCAACTACGACGAGGCCGCTGGCCTGGTGATCCACGCCGGGCTGCGCACGTCGCAGCTCTCCGGCCCGGTGCAGTCCGTGCTGGTCGACCACAACGCGCGCCTGCTCATGGCCACGGCGGCAAGCGAGGTGCGGCAATGAACACTCAAGCCGTGCGTGCGTTCAAGCCCTCAGAGTTCAGGAAGCCAACGGACTACAAGGCCAGGTACGAGGCCGAGCTGCACCGCCGCCAGAACCTTGAGCGCCGCGTGGAGGCCCTGGAGACCGAGCGGGATGCGCTCCGCTACCGCAATGCGCAGCTTCAGGCGCAGCTGGAGCAGCGCCTGGGCCTGCCCCATGTCCAGGCCAAGCTGGGAGTAAAATCATGATAACCTGCCGCCTGCTCTTCGACTATCCCTCCGCCGACCTGGTTGCCAGCGGTGACAAGCGTTGCACCATCCGCCGCGCAGGAGATGGCCTGCCCAAGCGCGGCGATCGGCTCCAGCTCTGTCGCGCGGACTCCACGCCGGAGCGCTTCACCATCCGCGACGATGTCACCTGCACCTCGGTCCAGCCCATCCGCTTATACCGCGACGTGGACGGACAGATAGCCGTGGATATCAACGGCGTCTGGCAGGATGACGACCAGCTCGCAGCGCTGGCCAAGGCCGACGGGTTCCGTGGTGTGGGGCAGTTCCTGGCCTACTTCAAGCGCAAGGGCCTGCCGTTCAAGGGCGTGCTCATCAAGTGGGCACCGGCACCGGAGGCAAGCCATGCCGGGTAGCCTGCCGAGCTTCGACCTCACAAAGAGGCCAACGGACACCGCTCGTCCGGAAAACCCGCACACGCCCCCGCCAGTGCGGGAGTGCAGCACCTGCGAGCACGAGGGCAACAGCATCGAGGACTGGCCCTGCCGCACGTCCATGAACGTGGCCGGGATCAACTGCTGGCAACCGAAGAAGGAGGCGCACCATGGCCCTTCCCGCGCGTAACCTGAAGCCCTACAAGACCCAGCTCATCAAGCTGATCCACGTGGCCAAGCGCAACCTGGCCCTGGACGACGACACGTACCGCGCCATGCTGCGGGCCCAGACCGGCAAGGAGAGCTGCTCGGACATGAGCATGAGCCAGCTGGAGGCCGTGGCCGAGCACCTGCGCAGCCGCGGCTTTGCGGAGCGGCCCGGTAAGGGCGCTGCGCGTCCGCCTCAGAAGCTGGCCGATGATCCGCAATCGAAGATGATCCGGCACCTCTGGCTCACCCTGCGGGACATGGCCGGCGGCGTGCGCAACAGCAGCGAGCGGGCGCTGGCGGCCTACGTCAAGCGGCAGACCGGCGTGGAGCGCCTGGAGTGGCTCAACACCCACCAGGCGGCCAAGGTCATCGAGGCTCTTAAGAAGTGGGTCAAGCGGTTGGAGGGCAAGACGTGAAGGAGCAACGCGACACCCCTCGTCACCTGGGCAAGGAACTGCTGCAGGATCTCGCTGACAAGCTGGCAAAGCAAGCTCGGGATTCTCTTGGTGTGAGCGAGGCCAAGGCAAAGTCGTTTGCCGAGGAAGCGGCCGCAGCGCTGGCCGATGACTGGGGCGGCCAAAACATCTACATCCCTATGGATCAGGTGGGCCGCCGCAGTCAGCGCAACACTCAGCTCTATCGTGAGTTCCGCGGGGACAATGCGCCCGAGCTGGCCCAGCGTTATGGTCTTTCGGTGCAGTGCGTCTACCGGATCATCAAGGCGATGCGGGCGGCCTACGCTCCGCGCCAGCACTCTCTTCTCGAAGTCGACAGCGACTGATTTTTGTTTCACCCTGCGTAACTTCATTTCAATCAGGCCCGTCCCACCACTTCCCAAATTGTCCCGGATTGTCCCGGTTATCACTTCCTCCAAGTCTAGTTATCTCAGTCGGGATCACCGGAGGCAGTCCCGGTCTCCCCGGTCTGCAGGCCCGGCCTGTCCAGCGGCACGGAGATGTTGAAGGTCGTGCCCTGGCCGGGCGCGCTGGCCACCAGGATGGTGCCGCCCAGGGTGCGCGAGACGAGGTTGTAGACGATGGACAGGCCGAGCCCGCTGCCGCCCTTCTGCCGGTAGGTGGTGAAGAACGGCTCGAAGATC